TTCCTGCCATCCGGCGCACACTGGGACCATGGACGCCCTGACGTTCGAGCTGAGCACGGGAGCGCGCATGGTGCGCGGCCTGTGGTGCCCGACCTGCCTGCTGCCGACCGCCTTCGAGGCCGACGTCGTGGTGCTGTCGGACGACGGCGTGTCCACCCTCGGCACGTTCCGTGGGTGCGAGAACAGCGACGACCCGACGCACTACCCTGCCCCGGCGTCGCAGGGGGCGTAGTACGCTTTGCGCCCATGACGAGTGGCCCCGTGGACGGCAGCGTGGCGCGCGAGTTCGCGCCGAGGGTTCTGCTCCCTGAGGACGACCGTCACGTCTGCGACCTGCCCGACCCTTCGTCACTGCCCGAGCGTGCTCTGGCCCGCTGCCCGAGGTGCCACACGTGGTGGTGGCGCGACGAGAACTACGTCGGGTTCGGCTTCTCACCGGTGTGGTCGCAGGTGTACTGGTTCCACTGGAGGCTGCGCGCCCGGATCAAGAGAGCAGGGAAGCGATGAACCGACCCAGTGAGCACCCGTTGGCCCGAGTGACGCTGTGCCTGGGTGCTGCCATGCGGGCGACCCGCTTCGTGGTTGCCGACGACGTGCCCGGCCAGTGGTGGATCAAGGACCCCATCGACAAGCGCATCGACGCGTACTGGGTGCGGCGGCGCACGCAGATGGAGAAGACGATGCCGCCCGCCACCGTGCAGGTCGGCTACGAGCCGGTGCGTCCGGTCAGTTGGGAGCCGACACCTCCGTGGTGGCAGAAGTACCGTGAGGGGCTGGACTGCCCGTTCTGCGTGGGGCAGTGGATAGCAGCCGCCGTGGTCGTGGTCGAGGCTGCCACCGCCGTGCACGCCCGCCGCACCGGACGCCGCTGGGCGCGAGCCGCATGGACGGGTGTTGCGGCCGCCCTTACCCTGAACGAGACGGCGGCGCACCTCGGCGCGGCTCTAGGAGACACGGCGGAGTGACATGAGCGAGCAGCCCAGCACGACACCCGAGCAGTCCACGGAGCCCGCCGGGGTGTCGACCGCAGGGCAGCTGAACGTCCCCACCTCCAAGCAGGTCAGCCCGTCCCGGCCACGTCCGCTGCAGTCGCTGACCGCCTCGGCGCAGCGCCTGACCTCCGAGCACATCACCGCCCGCAGCGGGTTCGGCAAGGCCGAGGCGTGGCAGGAGGACGCCTGGGAGATGTTCGACCTGGTGGGCGAGCAGCGCTTCCTGTCCACCACGCTGGGCAACCGGCTGTCGCAGGCCCGCCTGTACGTGGGCCGCGTGCCGACCAACCCGGTCGAGGAGCCCGACCCGATCGAGGACAACGAGGGCCTGCCGGCGCGCGTGTTCGCTTTCTTCGGCACCAGCCCCGCCCAGCGCTCCCAGATGATCTCCCGGCTGGCCATCAACCTGTTCGTGGCCGGTGACGGCTGGTTCGCCGGGATCCCCAAGCACATGATGCCCGGCGCACCCCGGCGCATCGACCGCCCGAACCTCGAGGACTTGACCCTCGACGAGCTCGAGTGGCGGATGCTCAGCGTCTCCGAGGTGTCCTTCAACCAGGGACAGGTCACCCTGCGCCTCGGTGAGGACACCGACGAGCGGGTGGTCGCCAGCCCTGACTCGCTGTTCCTCGTGCGCTGCTGGAGGCCACACCCGCGTCGCTACTGGCAGGCGGACTCCCCGACCCGCTCCTCGTTGCCGGTGCTGCGTGAGCTGGTCGGGCTCACCATGTCCATCTCCGCTCAGGTCGACTCCCGCCTGGCCGGGGCCGGTCTGCTGATCGTGCCGCAGTCCGCCAAGCGCGCCTTGCAGGTGGCGGCCGGGATCCCCGAGGACAGCGACGAGGACCCGTTCACCGAGGCGCTGATGGAGGCGATGCTCACCCCGATCAGCGACCGCTCGTCTGCGAGCGCCGTGGTGCCGCTGGTCGTGGTGGTGCCCGACGACGCCGCCGACAAGTTCGAGCACATCACCTTCGACAAGCCCTACGACGAGCAGGCTCAGTCGCTGCGCGAGGAGGCCATCCGCCGGCTCGCCCTCGGCCAGGACGCCCCGCCGGAGCTGCTGCTGGGCACCGCTGGCATGAACCACTGGGGTGCGTGGCTGGTCCGCGAGGACGTGGTGACCACCCACATCGAGCCGCCGTTGGCGCTGATCTGCGATGCGATCACCACGCAGTACCTGTGGCCGGTGCTCATCGAGGCCGGGATGAGCGAGACCGAGGCCCACAACTACGTGGTCTGGTACGACGTCTCCCACATGGTGCAGCGCCCCAACCGGCTCACCGACGCAATCACCTTGCACGACAAGGGTGCGATCAGCGACGACTCCCTGCGCGAGGCCGGTGGGTTCACCGACGACGACGCCCCGCCGCGCATCTCCCGTTCGGTCGAGCTGGCCGTGCAGATGGCGGTGGCGAACCCGGCGCTGGTGGACAACCTCGACCAGATCATCGCTGCCTTCGACAAGGTGCTCAACACGCCTGCACCCGCAGCCTCCTCGGATGTGCCGGAGCCGGGGCAGGACATCACGTCCACCGATGCCGCCACGCAGGCCGGTGAGGCGCCGGTCGACGAGAGCGCCCGCACCAAGCGCGAGCCGGGTGACCTGCCCGCCACCGAGGGCAGGACCCGCGCCTCCGAGCCGATGCCGGCGACCATGGCGATCCGCGCCGGGCTGACCGCAGCCGCCGACCCGCACGCCAGTGACGACACCTCCGTGTGCATCGTGGCCACGCCCGCCCACCCGGACAACCTGCCCGGCCCGGAGACCAAGCACGCCACCCTCGTCTACCTCGGCAAGATGCTCGAGCCCGGCTACGACGAGGAGGAGATGGCCACCACCCGAGCGGCCATCGAGCAGGCGGTGATCTCCGTGGTCGACCACTCCGGCGTGGTGGAGGCGGACGTGGCCGGTGTCGCCCAGTTCCCGCCACACGGCGAGGACACCGACCCGCCCGCCACGGTGGTGCTGCTGCACAGCCCTGAGCTGGCGGCGATCCGTGAGGCGCTGCTGGCAGATCCCACCATCGCCAAGATCGTGGCCGAGGGCGACTTCACCAAGTACCCGAACTACCGTCCGCACGTCACGCTCGGCTACGGCGACGAGGTGAGCGAGGCGGACCGCGAGGTGGCCGACCAGCTGCGCAACCTGCAGTTCACCGGCATCGAGCTGTGGTGGGGCGACGAGCGCGAGCACTTCAGCCTTGGTGACGACCTCGGGCCGGACGAGACCAACACACTGACCGAGGGTAGCCCGGAGACCACGCTGGGCAAGGTCGCGCAGGCTGCCGACGACGCGGGCACCATCACCAAGATCGTGGCGGACGGAGAGACGAAGTGAGCGACCTGAGCGTGCAGGTGATGGAGCGGACCGACCCCAGGCTGGGCCGTCAGGTCGTCCACGACGAGCGCAGCCGTGGCTTCGTGCTCACTGGGACGCAGGCGCCGGCCATCGACAAGAGCACCTGGCACACCAAGTCCGTGCGCGTCTACGACCCGCTGCCCAATCCCAACCAGGTCATCGGCAACTGCACGATGTGCGCGAAGGCGATGCAGCTCAACACAATCGGCAACCGGGTCAAGGGTCGCGTGCTCGACATGGGCTGGGCGACCAAGGGCTACAGCCTCGAGACGAGCATCGACCCGTTCCCCGGCACCTACCCGCCCGACGACACCGGCTCCTCCGGTCTGGCCTCGGCCAAGGCCGCCGTCCAGCTCGGTGTAGGTGGCAGCTACTGGTGGATCTTCACCGGGGCCGATGGTGTCGTGCAGGCGATCATGGGCGGCTACGCGATCAGCGTCGGCACCCGCTGGGACAACAACATGTTCGAGCAGGACTCCCGTGGCCGCATCCGTCCCGGTGGCGGCGTGGCCGGTGGCCACCAGTACGTCTATCGAGGCTACGACGAGCGCCACGACGAGCTGATCGGGCGCTGCTGGTGGGGCTCTTTCCGCGACTTCCGGATCGCGCGCACCGACGCCGACGAGCTGCTGGGCGACTCCGGTGACGCCCACTGGCAGGCGAGCGCGTGAGCGAGCCGATCCCCTGCCCGGTCTGCGGCTCCTACTCGGGAGCCTCGCTGGCCACGCCGAGCCCGCTGCTGGCGGTCTGCGACGTGCTGGTGATCCGGGCCCTCGAGGTGGCGGGCAAGCGGATCGTGCGGGCCGAGCGCAGCCGGTTCCGCGCGCTTGGCACCCGCCCGATGCACGTCGCCCACACCATCTGGCGGCCCACGCCTGAGCAGGTCGCCAAGGCGCTGCAGAACGCGTGGGCCGTGGTGCCGGTGCTGCTCGAGTCCTACGGCTGCTGCAACCTGACCGCTCGGCAGGTTACCGAGTGCCTGGACCGGTATGCCGCCGACCTGCTGATCACCGGCACAGCGCACAGCGTCGACGAGCTGCGCTACCGCTTCTCCGCCGTGCTCGGCATCGACCTGCCCACCCCGCACCGCCACGACGCGCCCTACCCGCGCCCCGAGCACTCACCGGCACTGACCGGACCTGCCCGGGCGTTCCCAAACCACAACGGCGGCCTGCGGCCATGAGCCTGTTCGGTGCCGGCTACCCGGCCCACGAGCGGGCGCTGCTGGACGTGAGCACCTTCGGCGGGCGGATCAGCGGGACCTGGGACGAGATCACCCTGCCACGCGAACCCGACACCGACTACGAGTGGGCATGGGTCAACGAGCAGGTGGTGCCCCGCCTGAAGCCGGGCGGGTCGTGGCGGGTGAGAGGACACTTCCGATGAGCCAGGTCGTGACCTGCAGCCGGGGCCGAGCCTGCCACGGCGACCACCACGGCTGGGACTGCCCGCTGTCCGACCCGCAGGGCGACGTGCTGCGCACGCTGATGGACCCGATGGCCAACCCGATCCTCGAGGCAGCTCGCAGGGAGCTCCTGTCCACCTTTGGAGCACACTGATCCCATGGCCCTGAGCACACCGGACAACCCGCGCTACCTGACCGACGCCGCGCGCTCCATCAGCGAGCGGCACCGCTGGGAGAACGAGTTCCGCTCGGTGCTGACCGCAGCCCTGGCAACCGAGCCAGCGGCACTGACCGCCGCGAGCCTGCCAGCGCGCCTCGTGGCGAAGGCGACCTCGATGCTCTCGGCCATCGGTGACCTGCCCGGCTGGGCGAGTGAGTTCATCCGGCGTCGCCAGTTCTCCGACGAGTGGGTCACGGTCCTGAGCCCGCAGGCCACGGCAGCCGAGGTTGCCGACGCCCTCGCACCCACCCTCGCCACCGCCGCCTACGCCCAGCACGTGCTGACCCTGCTGGCCGCGCGCGGGATCGCCAACAAGCAGTGGGTCACCCGGCGCGACGACAAGGTGCGCCACTCCCACCACCTCGCGGACCGTCAGACCGTCCCGCTGAGCAGGCCGTTCGTGGTCGGCGGTGCCCTGATGCAGCACCCGGCAGACTCGCGCACAGCGCCCATCGCCCAGTGGATCAACGACCGTTGCGTCATCATCGGCCGCCCGTAGCGCCGCAGGACGCGCCGTGGTTCTGCGCGGAGTGCGGGGCCCAGTACGTCGTGCCGATCCTCGCCCGGGACTGCGAGGTGCGGTGCCGTGCCCGCACCGCCCAGAACCGCCCAGAACGGGGCAGGGGCTGACGTGACGCCCCGGCAGGGTCGATACTGACGACACGACCCACTGCTGAACGAGGAGCACACCATGTCCATGAGCGCCGCCTACCTGGCCGCCATCGCTGACGCAGGGGCTGCCCTCGTCACCCACTTCGGGCTGGTCGACGACACCGGCACCGAGCTGACCGGCGGGTCCTACGCCCGAGTCGCCAACGTGCCAGCCGCCTCCGGCACCTCGGACACCTGGCGGCCCAGCGCCGACCTCGACTTCAACGTCCCGGCTGGGGTGACTGTGGGCGGGTGGCGGGCGTACAGCGCAGCCAGCGCGGGCACCGACTACGGCGGGGACGACCTGACGCCGGAGGTCTACGCCGGGGCGGGTACCTACACGCTGGTCGCCGCGCAGACCGGCGTTACCCACGCTGCCGGCGCCTGAGAGCCGAGGATCCGTCATGGCGCTGGTATCGACCAAGTACGAGGCAGCGAACCTGTCGCTGGGGCAGGGCCTCTTCGCGTTCCTGTCCGACACGATCAAGTGCATGCTGCTCGACACCTACACCCCGGACACCTCGCCCACCGGCCACCAGTTCCTCGACGACGTGCTCGCCGCAGGAACCGAAGCTGCCGGGACCGGCTACGTCGCCGGTGGCGTGACCGTAGGGTCCAAGACGTGGGCCTACGTGGGTGCCAACTCTCGCTGGGAGCTGCACGGCGACATCCCAGCGTGGGACACCACGGGCGGGTCGCTGGACGGAGCCTACGCGGTGTTCTACAAGGCCACCGGCACCAACTCCACTTCTCCACTACTCGGGGTGTGGAACCTCGACGGTGCAGGTGGCGTGCAGACCTCCTCCAACGGTTCGTTCGACCTCAACGAGAACCCTGACGGCATCTTCTACCTGGACTGATCGAGATGGGCCTCACGCTCGTCTCGGTGCTCGATGAGAGCTGGCCCGTCGCCTCGGACCCACCCGTCACGCCGACCGCCGTCACCACCTCCACCAACGACGGTGGGGCGGTGGTGTCGTGGTACTCCCCGGACGACGCGGAGGTCACCTCCTACGTCATCACGCCCTACGTGGCCGGTGTCGCGCAGGCTCCGACGACGGTGGTCGCCGGCAGCGAGACCACGCTGGCCGACTCCTACGGCGGCACGGCGCGGCAGGCGAGCGTGTCTGGCCTGGCCAACGGCACCGCGCACACGTTCACCGTCAAGGCCTCCCGCGCCGGGGTCGACAGCGCCGAGTCGGCTGCCTCCGGCGCGAACACGCCGCTGGCCGACCTCGTGTTCGGTGACGACTTCAACGGCCCGGCCGGTGCCGCCCCCGACCCCGAGTGGTGGGTCTACGACCGCTGTGGCTACCTCGCGCAGAACGAGGTGCAGTGGTACAAGCCGGACCACTGCGTCCTCGATGGTGCTGGTCACCTCAAGGTCACCGCCGAGCACGTCCCGCAGACCGGCACCACCTACCCATCGGACGGCAACCGCACCATCACCCAGCCGTGGACCTCCGGCGCGTGCCAGTCCAACGCCCGCACCTACGAGCCCACGCCCGGCAACACGATGGTGTTCGAGGCCAGCTTCCAGGTGAACCCGCACGCCGGGTCCGGGTACTGGCCGGGCTTCTTCTGGCTCGAGGGCCACACCTACCTCGACGCGTGGAAGACCGACCCGCTGCAGGAGGGCTGGGACTCCACCGGCAAGGCCGAGATCGACATTGCCGAGTGGTTCCAGTCCGGCTCGCCCGACTCCTATGGCAACGTGTCGTGGGCTGGCACCAACGAGCAGCACATGGTCAGCGCCTCGGGACTGTCCACCTCCCAGCACGTCTACCGCTGTGAGTGGAAGCCGGGAGTGACCGTGCGGTTCTACCGGGACAACTCCCTGACCTACACCTCCACCCAGCAGATCCCCGACGCCGGGGCGCAGTTCTTCCTGATGCTCTACATGCAGATGCTCGGCGGCGGGCTGACCACCACCGAGTCCGCCTACGTCGACTACGTGCGCGTCTACGACCGAGACCTCGGCTAGGAGACGACCGTGCCGCTCACGTACACCGACGTAGCCTCCTGGCTGACACCCGGAACTGGAACCTCCCCGACGCAGTACAAGGAGGTCACGGTCAGCGCCGGCGTCGGGGACCTCATCGTCGCCTTCGGTATGTCCGACTGGGGGCGTAGCACCACCCAGTCCGTGGTAACCCAGTCCGGCACGGGCGCGACCAGTGCATGGTCGGTTCTCTACTCGTCCACCTCGACCACCGACTGCGCCTTCATCGCCGCGCGTGCTACCTGCACCACGGCAGGCACGCTCACCATCCGGGTCACCGTGGGCACCCACACCAACTCCAACATTGGCGTAGGTGTGTTCGTGATCCCGGCAGCGGAGTGGACCGGCACTCCTACGTGGGCCACGCTAGGCCCAGGTGACCCAGACGCCCTCGTGACTGTGAGCATGGCAGCCACCTCCACGGTGCTGTACATGGGTGGGGACTGGGATGCAGCCGCACCGGGCTCCACGGCCACGCCAGCGGGAGCCACGCTCGACGACAACACCTTCGGCTCCGGCTCCTATGACGTGTTCATCGCCCACTGGACCGGGCAGGCGTCGGGGTCGCGCAGCTACGGACCTGCTGCACCTGCTGGTGCGACGTGGATCGGCGGGGCGCTGGCCATTCAGGAGGTCGGCGGCCTGCCGGTCGTCAACGTGTCCCTGACCGGGCAGCCGATGGGCAGCACCACGGGGATGCCAGCCGGCACCGTGGACGTCACCTCCGAGGGGAACGTCAACCTGACCGGCCAGGCTGTCGGCAGCACCACCGGGGCACCGCCCGGCTCGCTGACCCTGACCACGAACATCGAGCAGACCGGCGACTCGGCCGGGTCCACCTCGGGTATGCCGCCCGGGACCTTGACCATCACCAGCAACGTCGAGCTGACCGGACAGCCGATGGGCTCGACCACTGGCATGCCGCCGGGCACGGTCACCACCTCGAGCGCCAAGCACGCCTCGGGCGGGTCCACTGCCACCGTCACGATCACCTCGAGCGGCGGCGGTGCCAAGGCTACCTCGGGCGGATCCGCCACCGACGTGAGCGTGACCACCTCGAGCGGTGGGGCCAAGACCGGCGCGGGCGGCTCGGCGGCAGCCGTGGACGTCACGACCAGCGGCGGCGGCACCCGTGCCACGAGCGGCGGCTCGGTGGCCACCGTCGACGTGAGCTCCACTTCGGGCGGCGTGAAGGCGACCTCTGGTGGGTCGGTCACGTCGGTGAGCGTCAGTGCCAGCGGCGGCGGCCTGGCCTACCGGTTCGGCGGCTCGACGACGGGCGTGGTCGTGACGGCCACCGGCGGCGGGCACGCCAACGTAGCTGGCCGTGGCGGGTCGACCACGATGGTCCTCGCCACGGCCAGCGGGGACGGGACCAAGCACGGACGTGGCGGCTCGGTTGCGCAGGTCGAGACCACCGGCAGCGGTGGCGGGTCCAAGTCCACCTCGTCAGGCTCGACCGCTCAGGTCACCGTCACCGCGACCGGCGGAGGCCACGCCAACCAGTCCGACCAGGGCGGTTCGACTACGACCGTCACGATCACCGCCACCGGCGCCGGGGCCAAGACGGGCCGGGGTGGGTCGGTCGCCCTCGTGCAGGTGCTGGCCAGCGGTGGCGGGTTCAACCCCGGCAACCCGGCCGGAGGCTCTACTGCACTGGTCGAGGTCACCGGGAGCGGGGCCGGTACCAAGCACGCCTACGGTGGGTCGACGGCCACGGTGTCGGTGGTCGCCAGTGGTGGCGGGCGGAACCCGGCGCGGCTGCTGGTCACCCCGGCATGGAGGACCACCAAGGTGCCTGCGCCACGCCGCACCTATGTACCGAGCAGGAGGCGAGTCATCGTCGTGGACAAGGAGTGAGCATGGACCTCGAGCGCATCGAGAAGGACCCGAGCGCAACGCTGGACTACGAGTGGGACTGGAGCAGCTGGCTGCGCTCCACCGGTGACACGCTGGCCACCTCGAGCTGGAGCGTGGCCGGTCCGGACAACTCGCTGGTCGCCATGGACGCGGCCAGCGCCCACCCGCCGTCGCTGCTGCCAAGCATCGCGACGGTGTGGCTGACCGGTGGCACGCTGGGCGGACGCTACGTCGTGACCAACCACGTGCGCAGCGTTGCCGGGCGCGAGGACGAGTGGAGCCGGGAGTTCCGCATCCTCAACCTGTGAGCACTCAGTAGTACGCTCAGTGACGAACCGCTGGCGTAGGGGCCGGGTCCACCCGCTTCGAGAGGATCGAACGATGGCACCCAAGACCGCCCAGCACCAGCACCTGGTGATCGACGAGGACAGCGGGGCCCTGCTCTCCTCCACCACCCTTGTCGCATCTGCTGCGACCCTCGAGGCCGAGACCGAGGAGCCGTGCACCCCGTGCGCCGAGCGCGCGGCCGAGGCCCAGCGGCTGCGCACGGAGCGCATGACTCGCGAGGGTTTCCGCTCCGAGGCCGCACCCGCACCCGAGGACGGTGAGCAGACCCTGCCGGCCACGTGGTCGGGCCCGATCGGGGTCGAGGGCGAGCTGACCGGTGACGGCCGCCTGATCCTGCCCGACGCGCTGCGCTGGGACATCTCCGAGGACTCCCCAGCACCGCTGCGCTTCGTCTCCGCCGATGTGGGCGCGCACCAGGGCGCTCAGGTGGTCGGGCGGATCCTCGGTGTCGAGCGCCGCGAGGGTGGGCTGATCTGGGGCCACGGCGACTTCGACCTGGACTCCGAGGTCGGCCGGGAGGCCGCCCGCGTCGTCGGCAAGAAGCTGCAGGACGGTGTGAGCATGGACCTGGACGACGTGGCCTTCGAGGTGCGCGTGGCCGCCGACGCCGTGGCTGCCATGACAGGCGACGGCGAGGGCACCCTGACGCTGGCCGCACCGGATGAGGACGGGCGCATCTCCATCAAGGAGGTCGCGCCCGACGACGAGGTGATGGTCACCACCGACGCCCGCATCCGCGCGGCGACCATCGTGGCCGTGCCCGCCTTCGCCAGCGCGCGCATCTCCCTGACCGCCTCCGGCGCGATGCCGGTCACTGACCTGCTCGGCATCACGCTGCCCAAGCGCTGGGCGCTGACCGCAGCGGCTGCCACCGATGTGTTCGGCATGGGCGCCGGCGAGGTGGGCGAGCTGCTGCTCGGGCAGGCCCTCGAGGACGGGATCGTCTACGAGGCCGGGGTCCGCGACGACGGCGCGATCATCTTCGACATCGCCACCGACTTCAACTGGGTCGACAAGGTGGGCGGGTTGCCGAAGAAGATCCGCCACATCGCGGACAAGCTGATGGAGAAGGGCAAGACCGAGGGCCACGCCATCGCCATCGCCGTCAACGCGGTCAAGAAGGGCTGCGCCACCGGAGACCTCAACTTCCCCGGCGTGCAGGACATGAACCCGGGCAGCCGGGCCGAGTACTGCGCCGCCGCTGCCGAGTGGGAGGCGAAGAAGAAGGCAGCCAAGGCTGCCGGTGCCACCACGGAGACGCTTGCCGATACCGCGACCATGGACGCACCAGCGGGAGTCGCTGCGCCCGCTGGTGCTCCCGCGCAGGGCGTGCCGGTCGCCGCGGGTGGTCTGCACCTGCCGAGCGAGTCCAGCCAGAAGCGGCCCGACACCTACCGCGAGGTCTCCGACGCCGAGCGCGAGCGGCTGGCCAAGGAGGGCAAGGCGATGCCGGACGGCTCATTCCCGGTGGCCGACGTCGACGACCTGAAGAACGCGGTGCAGGCAGCCGGGCGCGCCAAGAACCCCAAGGACGTGCACGCCTTCCTGAAGAAGCGCGCCAAGGAGCTGGACGCCTCAGACCTGATCCCGGGCGACTGGGCTGCGCTGGTGGCCAGCGCAGGCCTGCTGCCGTTCTCCTACAACCCCGACCAGTGGCGCAACCCCGACGACGGCAAGTGGATCGACATGCCGGACGTGGCGCTGCACAAGGTGCTGGACGCCATCGGCCCCACCTTCGGGAACGAGGAGGGCACCAACGCGGTGCAGATCGCGCAGATCGCGGCGGACAACTTCAACACCTCGAAGGAGGCCAAGAAGGACACCGGTCCGATCAGGGCAGCTCTTGGCGGGCTGGAGGTCGCCTTCGGAGGTCAGGACGAGGATCTCGACCAGGACATCGCCAAGGCGAATGATGCTGTCTCCGCCTACGAGACCGGCTACATCCCCGAGGAGCAGACTGACCTGACCAATCCCGAGGAGACCGACATCGGTGCCGACGACGCGCCCGACGCCACCCTCGAGGAGCCTGCCCCCTCCGCGCCCGACGCGCCAGAGGGATGGACTCAGGAGGCCGATGGCATCGTGGACGGTGACGGCTGGATGGTGTCCAACGAGCATGAGGGTGGCTTCGACCTCTACGACCCGGCCGGCCTGCGCATCGAGAGCTACCCGACGCAGGAGGAGGCCATCGCTGGACGGGATGCCCACAAGGAGGGTGGTACGCGGGGAACCGACACCAGCGGCGGCGGCTCGAGCGCGGGCGAGGACGACTCATCGACGACACCTGCCCCGGACACCACGATGCCTGCTGCACCTGATGCGGGGGCTACCGACGAGGATGTCCAGAACCTCGTGAGCGACCTCGCGGACCGTGGCATCGAGATCACGCCCGAGCAGGCTGCGGATGCCATCGAGTACTACGGCGACCCGGATGCTGCTCTGGAGGAGATCCTCACCAACGGCGGCTACGGGGCGGTGACGGCTGCTGCGCCGCCGGTCGACCCTGACCTGCCGCCGGCACGCTTCTTCTCCAACCCGCAGCTCAAGGGCCCGACGCCGCTGACCGTGACCGACGAGGGCCACGTCTACGGCCACCTCGCCACCTGGGACACCTGCCACCTGAGCCACACCCAGCTCGGGCGCTGTGTGAAGCCGCCGCGCTCCCGCTCCGGCTACGCCTACTTTCTGACCGGGGCCGTCCGCACCGCTGAAGGCTCCGAAGTGGCGGTCGGCCAGATCACCCTGGACACCCGGCACGCGGACGAGGCGTTCAACGCGAAGACGACGCTGGCGCACTACGACCACACCGGGCTGGCCGCCGCCGACGTGAGCGTGGGCGACGACGCCTACGGGATCTGGTTCTCCGGTGCGCTGCGTCCCGGCCTGACGCCCAAGGACGTGCGGGTGCTGCGCGCCTCCCCGATGAGCGGGGACTGGCGGCGGATGGGCACCGGCATGGAGCTGGTCGCCGCGCTGTGCGTCAACGTGCAGGGCTACCCGATCCCGCGTCCTCGCGGGCTGGTCGCCTCCGGTGCGATGCAGACCCTCGTGGCGGCCGGGATGCTGGCCCCGCGCAAGGTGATCAAGCCGGGCACGCCTGGCGCGCTGTCCACCGACGACCTGCGCTACCTCAAGCGGCTGGCCGCTCGGGAGCGGGCCGAGGAGGCGGCGTCCAAGGTCGACCTGCTCGACCGCGCGGCGGTGCTGTCGCGCAAGCTGCGGGCCAGCGAGATGGCTGCTCGCGTAGCCTCGATGTCGACGACCACCATCACGGATGAGGGAGGGCAGTAGCCCATGGGATGCAACTGCAACAAGCGCCGGGCCACCGCGAAGGCGGCGGCGAACGACGCCAAGACGGCGCAGCCACCCACCCGAGGAGGCAACCCGGGCGCGGGCACCTCGGGCAAGGCGGCCACCAGCGCGGTCCGCTCGGGGACCGGTGCGACCCAGACGTTCGCCTACGAGCCGCCCACCGGTCGCACGCAGACTTACGGGTCACGGCTCGAGGCGGAGGCCGCTCGGGTGCGTGCCGGCTACGTCGGGCGGGTCCGGCCGCTGTAGGTAGGCATGCCACCGCTGATCGGGCGTCCAGACCTGTACCCGCCTGCGGGCGGGTGGCCGGTACGAGTGCCGCTGTGCGACCAGCTGCGCGGGACCCGTGGCTGGGTGTGCAGGCTGGACGCCGGGCACGAGCCGCCGTGCGCGCCCCGGCCCGCGTGGTGGAACGTGCGCGCCTGGCTCGGCGCGTTCCGCCCGTGACGTGATGTTGGCGCTATCATCGCGTTGGGTCGGTCGCCCGCGAGCGCGGGGTGCCGCAGCCTCCTTCATTCCGCGAGTGTGAAGCGAATCGCGTCACGCTCCACTGCTCACACAGGAGGCTTGACATGTCCAAGGTCACCGCACGCTTCTACGTCGCCAGCATCGAGCGCTACGCCGGAAGCAACGGATCAGGCAAGGTCGTCCTGCAGCCCGCCTACGCCAACGGGGCGAACAAGGAGTGGGCCACCGCGACGCCCTCGGGCCGCATGGAGCTGTTCGTCAACGCGCCAGGAGCCCTCGAGGTCTTCGACGAGTGGCGGGTCGGCTCGACGAACCTGCACATCACCATGGAGCCGGTCGTCGAGGAGGAGGGAACCACCTCCGGCTGAGAACCATTCTCTATCTCTATTTCTATTGCTGGGACCCCCTCTAGGGGTCCCAGCAATAGAAATAGAGCAATAGAGCGGCACCTGTGGGACGCTGGGCATCTCGCGGTGTACGCTCGCCGTGAAGCAACACCATCGCTGCTGGCGTAGGGGCCGGGCATCTCATCAAGATGAGGAGCCCCGCAATGGGTCAGAACCACAGCCAGCCCACCTACCTCGACAAGTCCGTGGTCTACACCACGCAGTACGCCGAGGCCACCGAGGGTGACGACGAGGACCTGGTGATCCCTCAGGACCTCACCGAGGTCCCCGACTCCGACCTCGCCGGTCTGCACAGCTCGGCGGTCGAGGCGTTCAACGCCCTCTACGACGGCGGCAACGCCCAGCTCTCCGAGGACGACCTCAACGCCCTGTCGGTGCTCACCGAGGGCATCGAGCGCGTGCAGGCCGAGCTCGACTCCCGCAAGGGCAAGGCAGACGAGCGCGCACAGGCCGCGACCGAGCTGGCCGCCCGTGCCGGCCTCAAGGGCGAGGAGAAGCCCGAGACCGACGCGGCACCCGAGGGTGACGCGGCAGCCGCCGAGACCAGCGGTGAGCAGACGCTCGCCACCGAGACCAAGCCCGCCGAGATCCGCGTGAGCCTCGCGGGTCTGCGCAACCGGCAGACGACCGCCTCCACCACCCAGCACTCCGCCGAGGCCGAGGCGGGCGACGGGCCCAAGACGATGGCCGACATCGTGAAGGCCGCGCCGGAGTTCGCCGGCTTCAAGGCCGGCCAGGGCCTCGACTGGTCCGCGATCGGTCGTGGGCTGGACCGCCGGTTCGGCTCTTTCAACCGCAGCCAGTACCAGCAGGCCCACGACTCCGGCCGTGCGCTGCGCCAGCAGGTCGGCTTCGCGGTCATCGAGAAGCCCTTTGCGCCGGACATGGTGCTCAAGAGCAACGACCCGATCCACATCGACGAGCTGCTCCAGCGCGCCGCCAAGGAGTCCCGTCTGCCGGGCAACTCCCTCGTGGCCGCCGGTGGCTGGTGCGCACCGAGCGAGACCATCTACGACCTGTGCGAGCTGGAGAGCCGCGACGGTCTGCTCTCGGTGCCGGAGATCGGTGTCACTCGTGGTGGCATCAACTTCACGCCCGGCCCGGACTTCAAGGACATCTTCGCCAACGTGGGCTTCGGCTACACCGAGGCCGAGGACATCGCGGGCGACTACGACGGCGCAGGCGGCGGCTCCAAGCCGTGCTACGTCGTGGACTGCCCGGACTTCCAGGACGTCCGGCTCGGCTACGACGGCGTGTGCATCAGCGCCGGTCTGCTTCAGCAGCGTGGCTACCCCGAGGTCATCGCGCGCACCACGCGCGGCGCCCTCGTGGCCCACGACCACAAGGTGGCCGGGAAGGTCATCGCGGCCATCGCCGCCGGGTCCACCGCCGTGACGATGCCCGCTGCGCAGGTCGGTGCGGTCGCGCCGATCCTGACGGCCATCGAGCTGCAGGCCGAGCACATCCGCTACGTCAACCGGCTCGGGCGCAACGCCTCCCTCGAGGGCATCTTCCCGTACTGGGTGCGCGGCGCGATCCGCTCCGACCTCTCGCGTCGTCTCGGCGTCGACCTGCTCGACGTCTCGGACGCGCGGATCGACGGCTGGTTCACCGACCGTGGGCTGGCCCCGCAGTTCGTGTACAACTACCAGGACCTCACTGGGGCGGCCGGCACCTTCGTGGCATGGCCGACCACGATGACCTTCCTGATGTACCCGGCGGGCACCTGGGTCAAGGGCGCGGCGGACATCATCACCCTCGACACCGTGTACGACTCGGTGAACCTGGGGACCAACGACTTCACCGCACTGTTCTCCGAGGAGGGCTGGCTCGTCGCCAAGCTCTGCAACGACTCCCGCGCGGTGACCGTCAACATCTGCCCGGACGGTGCGACCCACGGCGGCGTCTCGATCGACTGCAACGGCGCGGCCGCAGCCACCGCCGACATCTGATCGGAGCAGGCGGGGACTGGCCCCACCCTCACGGGACCGGTCCCCGCCGCAGCCACAACCGTTCGGACTCGAGGAGCAGCAGATGGGATTCGCACCGGCACAGGTCGTCGAGGGACCACCTCGGCTGCCGCTGCCCTTCGGGCTGTTCTCCGTGGCCAGTCTTGCCGAGAGCGCCACGGAGCGCTGGGAGAACGGGGTCACCTGGGAGGCGCTGTCCTGCGACCCGGCCGGGATCGTGGTCGGGGACTGCGACGCCCCCGAGGGCTTCCCCAAGGAGTTCCCGGACGGGCAGCCGAGCGGCAAGGCGGCTGCCTTCACCGTCTACGGGGCCTACAAGTGCGGCTCGCTGGGCCACGCCGACGCGCTGAACCACGGCCAGGCGCAGGCACGCGCGCTGCTGGCCGCCCGCGAGGAGCAGGGTGCTGAGGCCCGCCTCTGGACCCAGATGGCCCAGGACGTCGACAGCGAGGTCGTCGGCACCGCCGGTGACGACGTGATCGTGGTGCTCGGCACCCTGGAGCAGTGGATCGCGGACAACTACGGCAGCCTCGGGGTGGTGCACGCCAGCCGCAACGCGGCCACCACGCTGGGCCAGAAGGGGCTGCTGGACGCCCGTGGCGGGCAGCTGACCACCAAGCTCGGCACGCCCGTAGTGGCCGGTGGTGGCTACCCCGGCACGGGTCGGGCGATCCTCGAGGAGCAGGTGGTCACCATCACCGGAGCTCCCACCGGGGGCACCTTCACGCTGACCTTCGAGGGCGAGACCACCGCGCCCATCGACTTCGACGCCACGGCCGGTGACGTGCAGGCCGCGCTCGAGGCGCTCGGCGCCATCGAGCCCGGTGACGTGGAGGCCACCGGTGGACCGCTGCCGGGAGCAGCTGTCACGCTGACCTTCGGCGGCCAGTACGCCGGTGAGGACATCCCGCAGGTCACCGCCACGTCCTCGCTGACCGGCGGCACCACGCCCGGTGTCACCCCGTCCACGAGCGTGCAGGGCAGCTTCACCCCGGCGGCGGCCGGCACCGAGTGGGTCGCCGCGTCCCCGGCGCTGTTCGGCTACCGCAGCCAGGTGTTCGAGGGCAGCGCCCGGTCTGGCGACCTGCTGGACCGGACCAACAACACGCTGTACGGAATTGCCGAGCGGAACTACCTGCTCGGCTACGACCCCTGCGGCATCGCGTTTGCCGCCCTCACGTTGGGATGCTGCTGATGGCCGGTCCACTGCTCAACGACGGGATCAACGTGCTGGAGGAGACTGCCCAGCCCGTGGCCGAGGAAGGCCAGCCGCTCGACGCGGACGGAAACCCGATCCCCACCCCGGATGCCGGTTCGGCGGGCGGAGGCGAGGACGATCAGCGCGCGGCGGCGTCCCCCGCGCCCGCCGACCCGGTGAAGGACTACGCCGACCTGCTGGCCAAGAAGGTGGGCGACGTGAACACCTACCTCGACAAGCACCCGGACGAGGCAGCCGACGTACTGGCAGCCGAGGCCGCGGGCAAGAACCGCAAGGGCATCGTGGCCGGACCGCACAACACTGAGCCTGCTGGCGATGGGGCCGGGGCAGCATCCACTGAGGAGAGCTGACATGACCACCAAGTGCTTCGCCCCGCTGCTCGGCAAGCGGATCCGCGTCACCGTGCTCGACGAGTGCGGTGCCGTTGGTGCGCCCGCCACCGTGGACGGCTTCCTCGCCACGGACGGCTTCATCTCCGTCCAGCTGAGCGCGGAGGTCGAGGAGGGCACCGAGATCATCCAGCGCAAGGCGGACGGCTCGCTGTGCGTGAACGAGAAGTTCTCGGACTCCTTCAAGCGGTTCACCGTCGAGATCGAGTTCTGCGGCGTCAACCCCTCGCTGCTGGGCATGGTCTCCAACGCCGAGCCCTACATGGACGACGGCGGCACCGACGTCATCGGCTTCACCGTCCCCGAGGGCCCGATCGACAAGAAGTTCGCCCTCGAGCTGTGGACCGGGCTGTCCGGCCAGGCCTGCGAGCCGGGTGCGGAGAGCGCCGGTGGCTACCTGCTGCTGCCGTTCATCCAGGCCGGTGTGCTCGGTGACATCACCATCAACGGCGAGGACAGCGTGACCTTCTCGCTGACCGGCGCCTACACCAAGGGCGGCAACCAGTGGGGCGTCGGGCCCTACCTCGTGGTCAACGACGCCACGGCCACTCCTGCGGCCCTGCCGACCGCGCTGGACCCGCTGGACCACCTGCTGCTCATCGACACCTCGCTGGCACCGCCTCCGAGCGCGTGCGACCCACAGCCGATGCCCGCAGCCATCCCGTAGCCACCTCCGCCCGCTTAGGCGGGCACCAACCGAGGAGGTGAGCCATGGAGGGACCCTGTAACTGGCCGATCAGCTACAGCGCGTGCGCGGTGGTCGAGGGCGAGAGCCTGCCCGAGCCACTGGCGTCGATGAAGGACACCGAGGTCGAGCTGGTCACCTCGATGGCCACCGCCTACCTGTGGAACTGGACCGACCGGCGCTACGGGCTGTGCGAGATCACCCTGCGGCCGTGCCAGGCCGACTGTGACGGCCGTGCCCCGACGTTCTTCGGTCGTGGGCCGTACCCCGGCCTGCCCGGCGGCGGCGGGGCCACGTGGACCCCGGCGCTGATCAACGGCTCCTGGTACAACATCGCCTGCGGGACGTGCGGAGCCGCCTGCACCTGCGCCAACGGGCCGGCGTCGCTGGCCCTGCCTGGGCCGGTGGCGGACGTCGTGGAGGTGCTCGTCGACGGGGCCGTGGTCGACCCGGCGCTGTACGAGGTGCAGAACTCCCGCTACCTCGTGCGCCTCGACGGCTCGAGCTGGCCGCGCTGCCAGGACATGCTCGCGCCCACCTCCGAGGTCGGCACCTTCTCGGTGACCTACAACCGGGGCGTGGAGGTGCCCGCCGGCGGCCAGATCGCGGCCGGGGTGCTGGCCCTCGAGCTGGCGAAGGCGTGGTGCAAGGACAACACCTGTGCGCTGCCGCAGCGGATCCAGTCGATCACCCGGCAGGGCGTCACCATAGCGATGATCGACTCCTTCGAGGACGTGGAGAAGGGGCACACCGGCATCTGGATCATCGACGCGTGGGTCGTCTCGGTGACCAAGCCGAGGGTCGGCGGGACCGTGCACAGCGTTGACCTGCGCGGGCCGCGCCACGGGCGGGTCACCACCTGGCGGTCGCCGTGAGCCTGCCCGACCCGCCGCCGCCGGTCTACGATCCATGTGTGGACCAGGTGTGGGATGACACCACGCGCACCGTCACCTGTACCGACACCGATGGGGAGGTGACCTCCACGCGCGACTACGACGACTCCGAGAACCAGAATGCCGACGCGCTGGCCGCCACCGCCGCCGCGCAGACCACCGAGCGTACGATCCTCGACGCGCTGGAGGCCGCGCTGGCTGACCTACAGGCGATCATCGACGACACCAACTCCAACATCAACTCCAACCCCGCCGCCCGGATCAAGACCATCGCCCGGACCTGCCGACGCCTCGTGCGCATCGCCACCCGGGACCTGAGCGGGACGGACTGATGGCCGTCGACCTCGTGACGCCGGTCATGGCTGCGCTGCGGGACAACCTGCGGCGCTACCTGCAGGTCAGTGTCGGCCGGCTCTACATCTCGCCGGGGCTGGACGTGGCCTGGGACGACTGCTGCAACGGGCAGGCGTGGGTACGGCTGGTCTCGATGGCACCGTTCTACGGCGACACCCGGCGCGGGGCGCAGCAGCGGTGCGGACCGGACGGGATGGTGGTCTCGCTGGCCGTGGGCGCGCTGCGCTGCGCCGCCGTGCTGGACGACAACGGCACGCCACCCTCGGTGACCCAGCTCAACAACGACGCGGCCGCCGTGGGACGCGACGCCGCCGACCTGCTGGCCGCGATCACCTGCTTCGACCCCGAGGCGGTCGGGCTGGGCAACGTCATCCTCAAGCCGCTGCTGGTCGAGCGCTGGGACCCGCTCGGGCCCGATGGGGTCTGCGTGGGTGGAGAATGGCTGCTGAACACGACAGTGGGTGCCTGCCCCTGTCCCGACCCACTGGAGTGAGCATGCTGGTCTACGGAGCACAGACGAGTCCCTACGGCGAGCGCGGGACGACCTTCGAGGTGAACGACTCCCCGGCGGTGCGCCGCTACCTCGCCAACGGGGTGCTCTCGGAGGTGGAGGTCGAGACCAGGGCGGCCGAGCGCGAGCTGGACAAGGCCGGTCCGGGCGAGGGCTACGCACACCTGCGGGTGCCGGGGCTGCAGAAGGAGCTCGAGGCACGCGGGCTGCCCACCGAGGGCCGCAAGGACGAGCTGGTGGCCCGCCTCGAGGCGCATGACGCCGCTGCGGCCGACGAGGACGAGGACGGCGCGCAGTAGCGATGGCCTCCAGCGTGCGGGTCACGATCAACATCAACGACCGGCGCGCGCTCCGCCTCGTGAACACCACCACCGACGAGTGCGCCAAGCGCGCCGCCCACCACGCCCAGCGCCGGGCCAAGGCGGGGATCGTGGCAGCCGGCCGGGTGCGCACCGGGGCGATGCTGGCCTCGATCCGAGTCAAGAAGATGCGCAACCCGTCCCCGGTGTCCAGCTCCTACCGGGTGGGCTCGGACCTGAAGTACACCGTCTACCAGGAGCGCGGTGTGCGGGCCGTGCACGCCCGGCCGGGCGGGGTGCTGGTGTTCAAGCCCAAGGGCGTCAACTCCTTCGTGTTCGCCCGCTCCACCTCCGGCTTCCCCGGTGCCCACTTCATGCGCGACGCGGTGCGCTCGCTGACGGTGAGCAGCTTCGTGCGCTGAGCGCGAGGTGCGTAGTACGCTCCGTGACATGAGCCCAGCCGCGAAGAGCAAGACCAAGGCCAAGAAGACCGCACAGCCGCGCATGCCCAAGGACGCCGGGATCGTCATCGACGCCGAGCCGGTCAAGCCGTTGACCGTCCGCCTCGTGGGCGAGACCTACAAGATCACGCCGCCGAAGTCCTCGCTGGCCATCAAGCTGGCGGTGCAGGCCAAGACCGTCGCCAAGCAGGAGCCCGAGAAGGTCCTGGAGGTGATGGACGACTGGATCGACCAGGCCTTCGGGCGCAAGGCTGCGGACCAGGTGCGGGCCCGCTTCGAGGACCCCAAGGACCTGCTCGACATCACCCACGTCATGGGCCTGATGGAGAAGGTGATCGAGGCGTCCACTGGGGACCCTACTTCGTAGCCGTCCGCCTCGCGCAGGCCGCCGTGGAGAACTGGCGGCCGCTGGACGGCTGGGCGGTCTCGCGGAACATGCCGCCGCTGGACGAGATGGAGCTGCGGCGGTTCTGCAACCTCGTCTACTGGTGGGCCACCAAGGACGCGGAGAACGACGCAGCCGTCAAGAGGTTCGAGGCACGCCTGTGGCAGCCGCCCAAGGGCGTCGCGCCGGCACCCGGTAGCCCGTGGAGCCCCGAGGCCGAGAACGCCGCCTTCGGCGCGTTCAAGGCCGCAGTCAACGCATGACGTGGTAGTAGCATCGAGTCCGTAGGCCTCCCGTAGAGAAGTCCGCGAGCGCCGCCCGCCCGCTGAGCCATGAGCCGGGGCACATCCCGTGAGGGGAGGTGCCCGGTGCCCTTCGACAAGGTCGGAGAGGCCGACATCGAGGTCGGCGCGGACGGCGGCAAGTTCCTCCCCGAGCTGAAGGCGATCACCGACGCCGCCGAGAAGCTGCTGTCCAAGCAGGGCCAGAAGATGGGCGAGGCCCTCTCCAAGCCGCTCGAGCGCCCGGCCAGCCGGATGGGGCGGCTGTTCCAGGTCATCACCGTCTCGCTGCCGTTCCTGGTCTCCGGCATCTCCTCGCTGGCCGGGGCGACCTCGGCGCTGGGCGGCTCGCTGCTCAACACGGTCATCGCGGGCGCGTCGTTCATCCCGGTGATTGCCGCACTCGGCCCTGCCCTCGGAGCAGGGATCATCGGCGCGCTCGGGCTCAAGGCGGCGATGAGCGCCACCGGCAAGGAGCTCAAGAAGTTCCCGACCGACACTCAGCTGATGGCCAAGGCCGTCAAGGGGCTGCAGAAGGACTGGATCGGGCTGCGCAACACGATCTCCGGGGCGTTGTTCAAGGGCCTGTCGGACGACGTGTCCCGGCTCGGCTCCACCCTGTTCCCGGCCCTGCAGGGCGTGCTGGTGACCACCGCCGGGATCCTCAACAAGGTGACCGGCCAGTTCCTGACCTTCCTGAACTCCGCACAGGGCGTCGGGTTGGTCACCGGGGCCATGAACGGGCTCAACCGGATCATCTCCATCCTGTCGGCCACCGCTCTGCCTCTGTTCAAGGGGCTGCTGTTCCTGATCGTCGGGCTGACCCCGAGCGGCGAGCGGTTGGCCAACGCCCTTGCTCGAGGGGCCAAGTCCCTGTCGGACTGGGCGGTCGGGGTGGCCGCCTCGGGCCAGCTCTCCACCTTCATGTCCAAGGCGCAGACCACCGCCGGGCGACTGTGGGACATCCTCAAGAACGTCACCAAGTCGTTGTTCAACGTGTTCCAGGCCTCCAGCGGGTCCGGGGAAACCCTGCTGGCCGTGCTCCAGCGGGTGACGGGCAAGTTTGCTGAGTTCACCGCGAGCACCGCTGGCAAGGCGTCCATCGCCGCGTGGGCCGGCAAGGGCGTGCAGGCCCTCGAGCGGATCGGGCAGATCGTCACCACCCTCGCGCCGATGTTCGCGGAGATGGCCAAGCCTGAGCTGTTCAACGCGCTGCTGGCCGTGCTGCAGTCGACGGCGGACGCCTTCAAGGTGATGGCCCCGGTGGTCAACTCGGCGGTGCGGGCCTTCTCCCAGCTGCTGACCTACGTGGCCCCGCTGCTCGGGCCGCTGATCGCGGCGGCCGTGGCGTTCCGCTCGCTGCTGGTGATCGGGAAGATCATCACCGTCGTGCTGCGCTTCACCGGCCTGCTGAAGGTCATGCAGATCCTGCTGTTCAACATCCGCATCGCCTTCGCGCTGGCGTGGGCCGCTGGGCTCGGGCCGATCATCATCGTGATCGGCGTGATCGCGCTGCTGGTCGCCGCCTTCGTGGTCCTGTGGAAGAAGTCCGACGCCTTCCGAGGGTTCTGGATCGGGATCTGGAACGCGATCCAGAGCGCAGCGGCGGCCGTGGGCGCCTGGTTCACCGGCACCCTGCTGCCGTGGTTCCAGAGCGTGTGGGACTCGATCACGGCCGGGGCGACGGCGCTGTGGACGACCATCTCGGCCGCCTTCTCGGCGGTGGTCACGGCGGTGACCGGCTTCGTGTCGATGGTGGTCACGGCTGTGGTCGCCTTCGTGGCCCAGGTGACCTCCGTCATGCTGACCATCGTCAACGTGCTCACCTACCCGTGGCGCATCGCCATCGCGCTGGTGATCGGCATCGTGCTGGTGTTCTGGAACACGCTCTACCCGATCTTCGCCGCAGGGGTGGCGACCGTCGTTGGCTACATCACTGGGCTGTGGAACCAGATCGTCGGGATCTTCAACGCGGTGCGCGCCTTCGTCATCGGGGTCTGGAACGCGATCTGGGCTGCCGTGGCGCCGGTGGTCAACGCCATCGTCGGCGGGGTGAGCGCCGGCTTCCACGCGGTGCAGTCCGTGGTCACCACCGTGATGGGTGCCGTGCGCTCCTTCCTGTCTGCCGCGTGGGCCTTCATCCGCAACCTCGTGGCCACTGCGACCGGAGCCGTGCGCAACACCGTCTCGGCCGGGTTCCGGGCCCTCGTGGGGCTGGTGTCCGGGCCGGTGAACCAGGTCCGCTCCACAGTGTCCAACGCCTTCAACGCCGTGGTGCACGCCATCACCGGCGCGGTCGGGGCCGCTGGCCGGGCTGCCGCCTCGGTGGGCCGGGCGATCTACGACGGCGTGTCCAACATCGTGAGCGACATGGTGGGCATCGGCTCGAACATCGTGCATGGGCTGATCAACGGGATCACCGGCATGGCCGGCCAGCTGAAGTCGGCCGTGATGGGCTTCATCGACCGCAACGTGCCGGGGCCGGTGCGCAAGCTGCTGCACCTCGGGTCCCCATCCAAGCTGTTCGAGCAGTTCGGCAAGTGGACCGCGCAGGGGCTGGCGAACGGCCTTGTGGCACAGGCAAACTCGGTGGCCAAGTCCAGCGGGCTGCTGGCCAAGTCGACGATCAAGGGCTTCGACGCGACCCTCGGGACGAACCCGGCAGGCATGGGCACGCCGCCCTCCCTCGCGGCCGGTGGGCAGACCCAGACGCTGGTTGGCTCCGGTGGCGACACCTTCGAGGTCAGCCTCAACGTGAGCATCGACGACCTGGCCAAGATGAGCCAGCTGGCCGACTTCCTCGACATGCTCAAGGACGCGCGGGTCAACGCCCGCAAGACGGCTAGGAGTGGGACGGTGGCGGCATGACCCTGTACTACGGAGCCTGGGAGTACTCCGGTGGCAACGGCATGCGAGTCGCCATCGACGTGACCTCCACCGGCGTGTCCCACACGAGCAGCTCGGTCACCTACACGGTCAAGATCTACACGCAGAACCAGTACCACTACAACGACCCGCAGGTGCTCACCTTCGGCGGCGGGATCTCCGGCACCTACTCCTACACGAACAACGACGGGTCCAACTCCGGGGGCTCCGGGCTGGACTACCGCACCACCAAGACCTACACCTACAACTACGGCTCGACCTCCTACGGGTCCAGCCCTGGCACGGTCAGCTTCTCCGCGTCGGTGTCCGGCACCTACAACGGGGTCACGCCCAGCGTCTCCAAGTCCTTCTCGCTGCCCGCGCGTCCCTACGCGGCTCCCGCCGCGCCGACCAGCGTCGTGGGCACGCGCAACTCCGACGCCCAGGCCACCGTGACGTGGGTGCGGCACGCGACGTCCGGTGAGCCCTACACGAGCCAGACGGTGCAGATGCGCACCTACACCGGGACCACGTGGACCGGGTGGAGCACCGTGGCCACTGTCAGCTCGACGGCGACCTCCTACGTCAAGACCGGGCTGAGCGCGAACCACCTGTACCAGTTCCAGGTCCGCGCCAACAACAGCGTCGGCTCGAGCGCCTACACCTACATGGGCGCCGGCGTCTACGTCGCCATGACACCGGGTGCGCCCAGCGCAGTGACAGCCTCGATCAACGAGGCAGGCACGCAGATTGCCATCGACTGGACGCAGAACCAGTACTGGTGGGCCTCGGTGACGTTCGTCGTCGAGCGCAGTGTCAACGGCGGCGCGTGGACCGTCGT